TTTCAGTTTTAAATTCGTTTGTCCCTGCTGTCCCTGTAGTTGATGTAAAAGTAACTGTTGTACCATCAGACTTAGTAAATTTTAAAGTGCTACCTGTTACAATATTCGCATAATCACTTACTGTAGTAGTACAAGCCTGTTGCTTTCCGCCTAATAAATGTCTATGCCAGGCGACTACTTCTTCTTCACGCTGATAAGTCATACCTAATAAAACACCATCTTCTCTTACCGCCCAATAAACAGAATCAGGCTCTTGGGCATAATCTACATCTACAACACCATCTCCTGTAATATGTTCAGCCAGTAAAGTCATATCAGGCGCTACATAAGCATCATAAGAAAAGTTATAAGCCAATTCTTTTAATCTGGCTTTTTGTCTTTGAAAAAACATAATGGTACTACCTATTAAAATAGGCGGAGTAGTATGTGATCCATAAGTAGTTGTTTGCTTTATTTGGACATTAGTAGGTTTTAATGGCTCACCTGTAGGCCTATTAACTTGAAACTCGCCTCCTGCAGTACCTATCATTAAATCTCTAGGTGCTGGCGCTAACCATCTAATAGAGTTTACTTTATTTGCTGCAATCGTATAAATAAAAGCATCTGAGGCAGAAGCATCTCCTACATCAAATTCCTCGTATAATCCTGATTCACTCGCCCATATTGTTTGCGGATAACTTGTACTTCCTGCAAATACAAGACGTTGTTCATAAAATGAAACACAAGCAGGAAATCCATCCGTATCAGACCATGCCCCCAATGACCAACCTGTTCCACCAGAACCAGTTGCTGCAACCACAATAGTCCAGGTTACAACTGTTGTATTAGTTCTTCCTGTAATTTTTCCCCAACCATCTCCTAATTTGACGAGCCTTCCTACATCTGTAGTTGCCCAACCAGACCCACCATTTATCCCTGTTGTGGCAGAGGCAGTTAAGGTTCTACTTGTTCCTACAGTTGTCGCACTTGTTGTTAGCGTTGTTGCTGTTGTATTAGCATCCAAAAATGGGCCAGTTTGAAAATCTACTTCTGATAATGTCCATGTAGTATGGGCTGTTCTTGTTAATTTAGAAGGTTCATGTAAAGGATGCGTAATATACATAACATCCGCAGATTGGGCAAATTGTAAATCAAATACTTGTGCTTCGGTATAGCTTGTTGATATTTCATATACTTTTTGGGCATTACCGCCAGAACTATAAGTTGTATAAGAACTACTATCAACACCAGATAATTCAAACGTATTCGTTGTTTTATTTGCAACAACATATCTTCTATCATTCACTTCGGTCATACCAGCAACACTAACAAGCCATACATGATCTCCATTAGAATAACCATGAGAACTTGCTGTAACAACTGCTGGATTTGCTTTTGTTATCGCACTTACTGTTTTATTTGCTTCTACTATTTGTCCATTATCTTTATAAAACCTTATATATTGATCTCCAAATTCCAATATATAAGATTGAGTTATATTAAATTCAAAAGGAATAAGTCTTGTAGTTTTTGAAGAATCTTTTACCTCACAAACAAAACGAGTACCACTACGCCTATCTGCGCCACCTTGCGTTTGCACAACCATATTCTCCATAGTCTCAACACCATTAGCATATTTTTCAAAATCTATCTGCCCTGCCAATTTAGGTGTAATCTCACCAGCAGTAAAATTGGTTTGAATGGGATGCACTCTAGCCATAGTTACTTCCTAAAATCAGTAAATACGTCTAAAACAAGATCGTCAATAAATCCTTCCTGTCCATCTATACTTCTAGCATCTGAAAGTCTGCGTTCAAAAAGTTTCTGCACTTGCGCCATCAAATTAACACTATTAGTAACAGGATAGGCAAGATCTAAAGCCAGCTTAGTTGCTAATAAATCTGTAAACATAGGATCAAATCTATTAGTATCAGTAATACGCGCTATATATAATATTTTTGCCGTACTCTCGTCAGTTAATAATACCCTTCCTTCAGTAGCAAAGTTTTCTACTTTAAAAATATAATCTTCATATTCCATTGATAGAACCCTTAAACAATAAGGATCTGTAGGCAAAGCATATTGATAGGAATACTGATAAGCAGGACTATCTGATAATTGAGCCAAACTTGCTCTAGTAATAGCAAAATTCCAGGGATGCGACCTTAGAAGATAGTCTCGCGCATCACCATACAAGGAATTACATAACCTCGCCCTTTCTGAATCATCAGTAAGAGAAGTAATGGGATCATCACCTAATAACCTTAATGCTTTAGAGCATATTGAAACTTCAGTAGCCATAAAAGAAATATAACAAAGGGGAAATTATATAGCAATACAATTCCCCCTAAGTTAAAGCTACTTAGTCTACAATATAAGTTATATATCCGACTAAATCATCACCATCAGCCAATGCAGCGATTGCTTTGGCAGCTATCACGACACCATCTTTACTTTCAAAGATATGTGTACCGCCAGTTGCTTTTTCTGCTGCTAAAGCACTTTCAACAGCAAAGTACCCAGCAGTATCTACATCAAGACCATCAACCAGACCATCAGGGTCAGCTGCAGTTGTTGTTCCATCCATAGCAGTAAAAGATTCCCAGCCTATATCCATTGTTTGTGAACTTGCAGTCCAGTTACAATAGAAGCGTGAAAGCCCTCCAATAATCCTAACACGGCCAGCAGGTAGTTCGCCTAGCGCTACTGTTGAACCAGCATCCCCAACACCATCTTGGTCATGAGTAAAGAACATAATGCGTTCTCTACCATGCATTTCGGTTGTGTTGTTAGGAGTAACAGGAGTCGCAGTAGCATTTGTGTACTCAGTAGATTTTTGAGTTGTAACAGCCATTTTAACCTCCTATTATTCGTTGCAAGCAATTTCTACCATTTTTTCTTCTTCGATGCGTGTAGCACCGATAGTCATGGATAGAAATACTTGGGTTGCATAGTTTTTATCAGCACGTTCAGATATTTTTGTAGAAATGTCAGAGCCTATAGCAAGACCTATAGCAGATTTAGCAAATGCTAAAACTTGTCTTGATGGAGTACTATCAGTATTTAGCCTTTCTGATCTAATGAACTTGAAACCCATAAAGGTATCAATTTCTCCCTGAACCAAAGTTTTTATAGTATTGAAATCAGAAGATGTTACTTCTGTTTCAGCTAGCAGAGCATCAATTTGTTCTGCTGAACATACTAAAAATCTTTCTTCATCAGGGTCTACTTCTGCTGCATCTAAAATCTTTTTAGCAGAACGTAGTTTAGCAACACTAAGATCAGCACTACCATGAGCTACTTTTTGGCCTGATGGTAAAGAAACCGAAGTTCCACCAGCAGCACCACTATAAGCAGTTCCTGTAGCAGCATCAATAATTGCAGTATCCATTGCTCGGCCCATTGCATTTGCACCAGCTATAGCGTATTCAGACTGAGGTGAAATTAACATTCTGACCTTATCTTCTTGGTCTATTAAATCCGCCCAATCGTAATCATCGAGAGATACTTTACGTCTTGAATGAGGTGTATCCATTCTAGGAGTATCGCTATGACGACTTGTACGTTTTTCTGCTGCAGTTGAACCAATCCTTTCAAAGAATGCGCTTTTACCTGTAACCATTTCTACACGTACCGCATTTCTTAGTCGAGAACCTTTTTGCTGAGCCAAATGCAAGACATTACTCTTATATTGTTCGACAAAAGCTGTCGTTATTTGAGTAGACATATTATTGTCTCCATTTATGCAATATTAAAAGGATAGTGGACATACCTCCCCATGAGAATACATCATATCCCATAAGTCGGCTTTTTGTCCTAGAAGGGAAAACCTTGTTAGTTACGCCTAACCAAACGAATTATCTGTTATCCAATATAAGGGCAGATAAAGTATTTTCAATATAACACAAAAATTATTTAAGCACCATGCACTTTTTCATGTAATTGTTGCATCCTATCAACTGCTTCTCTATGTTCTGGATGGTCTGCTTTATGATAAGCATGGTCTTTATCTGCAAACACTTTAGCTTTTTCATCTTTTGCATCTAATGCAGATGTTGCCAAAGTATTATTCTGTGTATTTTTTGCCATATCTTCTGTTACATCTTCGCCCAAACGCGCAAAGAGTCTAATAACTGCAGGATGATTACCAGCCCCACCATCCATTAAGGCTCTTAATTCATCATCACCATAAACATCCAAAGCCCTATGTGCCGATCTTAATTTCTTATCGTAATCAAAACCCCATTCCTGTTTAAGGGATTCTTCGGTACTTCCTTTATCGGAAACCGCAGCATATTCGCTTTGTTTTAAATCATGCTCTATAGCGCCAAGCTGATAATTAATTAAAGCATTAACTTGATCGTTATTAAGACCAATCTGATGCGCTACATTTTTAAACTGATTTACATTTTCCTCAGAGAAAAATTGTTGGTGAGTATCTGGAATATTAACTTCGTACTTTCCAGCTTCTTCAGGCCTGCCTAGTTTGTCATACAACTCGGCTCTTTCTTCATCAGTTTTAGGGATTGGTACTAAACTCCCCATTCTTTTTTGCTGGTGTACTAATGTTTTCGCTGCTGATTCAATATCGTTAATATTTTGAATAGTAGCATCATTTTGTAATTCTTCAGATAAACCAGATCGCCAATCTGTCGGATTATCACTTTCACCAGATCCAAGTAAAGTATCCTCTACTGGATTGTCTTGTGTTGTGGTCTCTTGTTCTTCAGCCATTTTCTTTGTCCTCTTCTAGTAAGTTTAATATACGAATAATTACCGATCTTTGTCCTTCTCGGTAAGCAGTTTCATAAGGGTCTTTTGAAAAAGAACTCCTATGATAATAAGCCGATTGTAAATCAGCTAATACGGTTTCTCCCTCTGTAGATGTAAAGGTAGAAAGATAAATCTTTTTTATATCTTTTAATTCTGCGTCAATCATTAAGCAGGTAGGCCTTCTGTTTCAGCAGCTATAGCTTCACCCATTTCTGCTAAAGCTGGATCAGACATTGTTTGCGCTGCTTCTGCGCCTGTTTTCATAGTTTCTGCTTGTGCTTGGGCTTGTTGCATTTGCATCATCATTTGTTGTTGTTGCGCCCTCATTTGCCTCATTTGGTCTACTTCATCCCTACCTCTAAGAATAGTCTTAGGTACACCTAGCAATGTTGCTCTTACACGTATTGCTTCATCATGATTTATTAAATCCATAACGCCAGGATCGGCTTGTGCTACATTCATAGCTAGTTGATATAACCTTTCAACAGCTACAGCTTCTTCCATTCTTTGTGAACGAGCCAATGGGCCAACATATTCAATATCCATATCCGAGCCTTCTGTTTCTTCTGGCGGAGGAAGTACAGCATTTGCTCTGGACATGATTCCATAAACTCTTTCAATTAACGGATTTAAAAACTCTGACTGGAATCTGCCTAATGTTGGGCCAAGTAAACGCTGCATTAATTCATATCTTACTTGCACTTCTGTTGCCGTCATTTGTGGGCCTTCTTGTAATTGTAACTGGTCTGAATAATATGCTTGACGTATTGCTGTACGTAATTGTGTTTCCTTCATATCTGTTATTTGCCAATTAGAACCAATCTCAAGAGGTTTAACAGCTGAATCAGAACGCACTACAGTAATTCCTGCAGGTGTCATTCTTACACGGCCTATCACACCATCATCTTGCACAAGTAATGGCGGATCAATAGCTTTAGCCCATGCTTTCAAACCAATCTCAACAGCTTTATTTAATGTTTTAATATCAGGTAAAGCATTAAAGGCAGGACTTCTACCAAATATTTCACCTGTTGCTTTTGACCATCTTGGCACAAGATAAGGAAATTCATTATAACCGCCTACCCTAACTTTCATTTTATCTTCTACACAAACATGGCAAGAATGAAAAGGCAGTTTTGTAGCAGACTTGCCTGTAGCCCTTTCGTAATCTTCTGTAGGCTCTACAGCATGAATAAAGTTAAACTTTTTCTCTGGTGAATCACCAGCTGCCTTCTTAACTTTCTCCCCTACATTAT